CGGAATCGAACGTTGTTCAGTGCGGAGAACGAAGGCGCGAAGGAAAGACTACGGTATCCGTACAGTGCTATAACATTCACGTTAGGAAGCAGGCGCACAACGTTAACGCCAGCAGTGTTGAGCAGCACGCGATCAGATGCGATGTAGGTCTGTGAGACAGCAGTGGCGAACGATGATAGTCCGGCAGTAGTACCAGCAGCAGGAACGTTGCAGTCATTAACGGCGTCATTACGAGCCATTAGGGCAGCAGCCAGACCAACGGGAGGAACGGTGCGGTTAAAGACCGTGTTGGTCGGAACAGCAGGGTTCGAGTTAACGATGCCGGGAAGTAGCAACCATGGGGCGAAGAACGCTCCATATGATGGGTCCGTTACCCCCGACTGAACGGTGTTAGCCTGAGTCACGATTGTAGCTGCAGTAGCAGTGTTCTGAGCGTCAAGAAGCGCGACGCGGTTGAAGGCCAGGGCGTGGTTAACCAAGTTCTCCTGAGGAGTAGCGTTAGCGTTTCCAGGGTAAGAAACCTGTCCAGGACCATAGATGTCAGTGAAGACTGCTAGCGCGGGAGCGCTATCCGCATCCGCTACGGCAACGTCAGTTCCACCAGTCATGTAGACTGAGACCGATGAGCCGGAAGCGGGAAGAACCGTGGTACCGGCTTGAGTCGTGGCAACGCACATTGACTGGTAGTTGGGCAACGAGTTAACCCAGTTAACGATATCAGCGTTTGAACCGAGGCCAGCGGCAGTAGCCAATACAACACCGTTGTAGGCGAGAGAAGTGGCATATACCGTAGTAGCATTTACAGTTGAAGCAGTAATGGTTAAGATAAGGCCAACTGCGCTAGCGCTTGAAGAGTTCGCCCATGTTCCCTTACCAGTAGCGGTTAGAAGGAACAGACCACCGGTAGTGGTAGAAGTAGCAGATACACCAGTTGAAGTGGGCTGGATACGAGAAACCCACGCTGCAGAACCGCCCTCGCGGAAGAACAGATCAAGAGAGTCGTAAAGAAGAGTGGAGTCAACGGTAGCGTTAAGGGTGTAGCGGCCAGTAAGACCACCAGAAACGATCTGACCGAAGTAGTTAGTGAAGTCTGTCATAGACTTGATGGGTACTGCTACACCGGCAGGACCAGCGGCCATTCCAACTACAAACCAGTTAGAGGTAGATGTAGGGTTGGCTGGAGTCGTAGCGGAAGCAGTGACATTGATAGAAACGCCTGGGGCTTGGTTAGCCATTAGAGTTCTCCTCGGAGGTCTTTATGGGAGCAGTTGCCTGGTCCGTTAGAAATTTAGTAGATGGCTTCTTTTCCGTCTTGTCCTCGACAGCTTTTTCAGCGCTGAGAATTGCGACCGTTCCCTCTGAAGCATATTTCTGAATGAGGGGAGTATCTTTTACGGAGTACTCAAAACCTGGTGAAAGGGGATTTCCCTCATCACTAAAAATTGTGTGGGGACCACTAACTAGGATGTCAATAAGAGCCATTAAGGTAGACTTTCTTGTGTAATGGTGATTTCGGACGTTGCCACATCTGGTTCGTTCGGAAGAGGCTGAAGTGTAGGTCCGGTAACCGCACCAGTAGGCGCGTAAGCAGACGTAGGCGGTCCACCGAAGGGTTCTCCAACGTTTCCGATAGTAACCACGAAGGTAATATGGGCGATTCCAGTTGTTCGACCAGAAGTGTGCTCACCCTCCAAGTACTCCTCACCTTCCCAGGTAGTAGTCTGGGCTATACCGCCGAGACCACGTTGCTGGAGTATGAGCGCGCGAACGCAGGTAGCGTAAGCGTAAGTAAGGGCTTGAGTCTCTTGCCAGTCCTTGGAGCCATAAACAAATACCATGACGTTGACACGCCATTGGGCACGAACACCCTTGGTAAAATTCTCTGGAGTTCCTACAGTGTGAGGTACATTGACCAAAATACTGGCCATGACATCCTTACTGAGGGTACGGTAATTAGGCTCAAGGCGGTACTCAGGAGAAGCGGTTAGAATCTCGCCACCCAGTTTACGGTTCATCTCCGCCACGTAGGTGGGAAACCATTTTTGGAGGGTCTGGTAGAATGCTTCTTGTACCGAGCCACCACCATACATGGGACCGAACTGATTATCAGTGTAACTAAGATTCCAGTTGGACCACCATGGAGTTACGGGTTCTGTGCTCACAATGGATTATTAGCCTTCAAGAAGTAGGACTGGTTGAGACTTCCCGTTGTCATACCATCGAAGTTAGAAACGTGGAATCGGGCGACTCGCTGAGCTGCGGCGTTGTACGCAGCGTTATTAGCGAACTTAGTCGCATCTCCCGCCATCACGCTATTGTACTCCGATTGAAGATTGCGAGATGCGGTGGTACGATGGTCCAAGTAGGTACCGTTAGTTTGCATGTGCTGGAAATTAGCGTAGTCTTTGGAACTAGCCGATCTACTCACATCATTGAAACTACGATTGTGTCGATGTTCGCTAGCCTTGAAGCCACCCTCGCGACGAACCGTTTGAGGATACTGCTTTGTTGGCGTCACACCTAACGGAGAATGTTTCTTGAATGGCTCAAGAACATAGTTGCGAGCTATTTCATTGGCCATGATTCTAAAGACAGGGCTTATTTGCACGAATGGTCGTGTCTGATTATTTATTGCGGCGTAGTTGGCCTGAGAGCGGTTGTAGCCCTTGTTATGAGGATCAATCTCAAGAGTTATCTCTTTAGCGTACAAGTCGATAGAACCATACTTCGGATTTATCGCCGCCGCGCGAAGGTATCCGTAAGCAACGAGGACACTAGCGCCCATCCCACCAGAGTTAGCATACTGGTGGCGCTTTACAGTAGCTTCACTCCACGGAGCCCAGCTAGTGTTGATACCGAATTCAGGGGCAGAGCCATGTCCGGCGAATACCGCTGCCTCCATCGTCTCAAATAGAAGAGCGATGTCATTTAATGCGGGGCCAGGGGTGAGAAGTCGTTCTCGAACCAATCCCACCTTGGCAATGAGTTGGTCTAGGCCATCAGTGTAAACACCAGCAGTGGCTCTCGCCATGTTAGCCTCTTACCCAGCCACCCAAAATGAGACTGATCTCTCTATCGATTTCATCAAGATTGAGGTCTTTGCGTAGTTGCGGCTCGATATCCAAGATGATGAACTTGATAGCCTGATAGATGCAAGCGCGTCGTAAGTCTGTTGGTATAGAGACCGTGTATCCACCATCGTAGATTATCTGGACTCTGGTCCCTTCGGGTGCGAAAGTACCAAGACGTAGCCAAATGTGACCATCAGTGGAATCTGGGCCTAAAATACCGCCATTATTGAAGTAGATAGGCTGACTATCACCGAAGGATCGGTAAATCTGTATGGACTGTACATTGTACGTCCATAGCTCCGGGTAGAGGGGAGCAAACTGATCAAGCCACATATGGCGAACTAGGTTCTGAGAACCATAGGCACCGGCCATACTCTGCCCCAGCGATCCTTCCCAACTAAGCGGAGTGTTATTGTCTGCACCGAACTCACTGGGGTCAATACCAAAGAGACGATCCTGGTATATGTGTCCCACGAAGGGAGCTAGGCGACGGCCAACGCGAGTCTCAATGTGGCGAGTAGCCTCTTCGAGAGTCTCCTGCAGAACCTGAGGATCGATATCGCGTATCACCTCAGGGTAGCGAGCCTGGAGTTGTTCGACTGTGGCCAGCGTTGGTTGGACTGTGGCCGTCATCTACTTATTCCTTTGGCTGAGGGGTGTTACCGTTTGCTAGTTTGATGGCCTGAGTGAGATCATCTTCCGTAGCGGGCTCTGGCTTCTTTTCAGCCTTAGCCTTAGTCTTTACTTCTGGCTCTTCGGTCTTAGCGACCTTTTCAGCCTTCTTTTCTTTTGGCGCGACTACAAAAAAGTCGCTGCCAGTTTGTGACATTAAGTGATCTGCCCATTGGGCGTCTACCTCGATAGCACCTTCTGCACCGCCCTGGTCCCATGAGAACCCCGCAGCGCCACCCGGCTCTTCTTTGGCAAGCAATACTGTTCTTGACATACATTCCTCTTTCAAAGCGTAAACCAAAGCTGGCGGGGAGGTGGAGGAATGGGCACTCCCCGCCAGCTTTAGAAAGTAACTACCAACTATTCAGTTACGTAAACTGGAGACCAAGCCTGAGTTGGGTTGTAACCAGCTCCAGCAGTCTTGTCCAGTGCGCAAATGACGTTGGCGATACGGCCAATCCACTTAGTAGCACGCACGGCCAGGGTGCAGTCCGTCACGAAGGCGAATGGCAAGCTGTCAGGCGATGAGGTGGTTGGGTAAAGGTCCAGCGTGCGCATCTCACGGACGTAAGGACGAACAATGTTGTCCGCGTTACGCGAGATGAGGTAGATGTTTTCGTTACCGGCGCTCAAAGGCTTGAGACCTGAGTTGGTGTACACGTAGGTAGCGGGAGGCGAAGCCTGCACATTGGTGCCGTTGTAGGCGATCAGCGTAGTACCGTTGTCAAAGATCTTCGTGGTGTTCCACTGTACGCCAGCAGAGTCCAAGAATGTTCCGTCAACGTAACCAAGCAGCGTCTCGGTACCGGTAGACGCGCTACGGTATACCTTGAAGTGTGTGGGCGAAGAGCCCTCGGGGCCAGATGGGTACGTGTAGGTCAAGGAGACACCAGCCGTTGAAGGCGTAGCATTTGACTCGACAGATGCCTGAATCTCACCGAAACGGGCGATGACTGGAGCAACACGGTAGAAGTACTGTGCAGCCAAAGTACCAGTACCGTTAGCGGTAGCGGTAACAGTTCCCATAACGTTGCTACGGGCAGACAAGAACGATGTCTTTACAAGAGGGATGCCCTTGTAGGTATCGCAAACAAGTCCGGGAGAGATCTCCATAGTAGAAACGAAGCGCTGGTTGATGAGCGACAACTGGGCCAAACGGGCGATAGCCGTAGGTGAGGCAAGGAACATCCACTCATCACCCATAATAGGCTCAGCGGCGTTC